AATACCATTTCCGTAGTTCTGCCGCGAAGATGCTCCATTATTTTGGAACTGTACGGCTTGATTTGTAACGTTTCCTGTAGCGGCTGCTACCGGATTTGAGGTGTTATTAACTTCTGGTTCTTCTGCTAAAACAGGACTTATTGTGAGAAGACCGATAAGGATGTAGTAGTAGTATTTATAGTCCAATCTGTTGTGGTGTCTATTTGCTCTACTAATCCGGCAGCTCTTGTTACTGTTTCCATGTTCCAAGGTAAAGTTACGTCTTTGACGGAAAATGTTGTATCGGCTGCTGTAATGTTTGAAGAAGGTTCGACATTGCTTCCAGACCAACTCTTTACTGCTGATCCAAAGGTTTGTGTCTTTTTGACTTCTTTTATAGTTTGGGTAGTTGTTGTCGTTGAGTTCATACTCCCCTGAGTAAAGTTGGGAGTTATTGTGTTTGCTCTCGCTACTGCGGGTGACAACAGTGCTAAGAGTATGATCCATTTTTTCATACTTTTGGTTTGTCTTTTTTTACCATTGGGCAAGTTGGAGGTTTTCCATTGCCATTTTTTCCAGTCGTCAAGCCGAAAGTTGCCAAGGCTCCAGTAAATACGCTTGCGACAAAAGTGATATCCGAGTTACCAGATTTCTTTACCATAGGAATTTCAACGTAGTTCATCGTGATAATGAAACCAGACCAGACAACAACGCCTAGTCTTACTACTGTTCCAAGGAACTCGATTTGATGTTCTTTGTCTTCAGCTATATCTTTTACTTTGCTAAAGAATCCTTTGTCTTTGACTGACTTATCTTCTTCCATGTAGTTTTAATTATTGGTTTCATGGCTGTCACAGCCCATTTAAATGCTGCCGTAGCTGTAAGAGTGGCTGCTACAGAAACTACCGCTGTAGTGCCAGCAGTGACAAGTATTTCATTTTCAGGTACAGGCATTTTGACATCAATAATAGGTATATCAATTTGCCTTATACCAGTAGCTTCAGGTGTTTCATCTTCAGTTTCTGACTCTACGCCTTCTGGTGCTTGTAAATCACTAGGTGGAACAACTAAAGGAGTGTAAGAAGGTACTTCACCTTTAGGTAATTCAAACTGAAAACTTGGTAAAGTTACTGAGTCAGGTAAATATAAAACTGGTAATTCAATTGGTTTACTCCTCTTCAGCTCTATCAGTTAATATTGCTCTTATTGCAATAGCTCTGTTTTCACAATTCTTTTGTACTTGAACTGCTTCGTTAAAGTTAGTTTGTAAAGTTTGTAATTCTTTTTCCAACTCTTCATTGGTGGGTTTTGCCATAATTAATATTTAGTTTTGCCAAGGGCTACAGCAGTGTCCTGTGCTGAAAAATCCTCTGTGGTCCAGATAGATGTTGTACCATCTTCTTTTTTGTATGCCTTGATAATTTCAAGGTGTTGTACGTTTCTTGTAATCTCTTCTTTTTGTTCATCTGTTAAAGATGATAAAGCTGCAAGAGTATTGATAACGGTAACGCTATCTCCAGCATTAGTGAAGATAGTCGCTATTTCGTCTGTTGTTCTTTCCATTAAGGTTTAGGGAATTTATCTTTAATAACTTTAATATCTGCCTTCCAAGCATCAATTCCTGAATGATAGATTTTGTCGAGCTGCTCTTGCCAAGATGGGTACTCGGCTGCTCTATCTCTTTGATATTTTGTAGCTGCTAATTCAGCATCTATTGCTGTACGAGCTTCTGTTACTTTTGTGTTGTCAATAGTAACTAAATTACTATCTTTATCGTATGCTCCTGTGGAGTCGCTTATTGATACAACCGTGCCAGCGTAAGCACGGTAAATTGCTTCATGATCCATATTTAAATAAATAATTGTTAGGCTGCTATTTCGTGTAAGGTCATACTAGAAGTAGTGCCGTAATCTGTTAGATTTCTACCGTTAAAAAACATTGCACTTGCACATTGAGCGTATAAATTTATTGTTATTGCACTTCCAGCACTTCCTCCGTGCGTATATAAATAATCTCCTTGTATTGGTAATAATTCATAATGCTGGTGATTTCCACTTTGTGCACTTACCTCAAACATTGTTTTCCACGCATTGTTTGTAGAACCAGTAGAGTTTGCATCTGTTATTTCAGTAGTGCCATTATATAATTTAAATTGACTTATATATTGAGTTGACGTAAGGTTAGCCACATTATAAACACCATTAACAACTACTAGAATTTTACTACTACTAGAACTAGGAGTAATAGTTGCAGATAAACCAGTTGTTTGAAAGCTAGAACTACCTGTAATAGTTTGTCTAGTTTTTAAATGTGAATTTACAGTTTGAATAATATGACCAGAAATAGACGTAGAGCCGTCAGCAGCTAAAACAATATTGTTAGAACTAGAGGAAGCGTGTTTAATGTTTGTTGTGTTTAACGTTGCCATTATGCTGCCACCTCCATCAAAGTTAAAGTGCTTGTCCCTACATAATTTGTTTGGTTATAATATTGATTTAATTTGGAGGTATATCCAGCAGAATTATTTCTCCATTGTAATTTATAAGTGGTTGCACTTGTTGTTGCTGGGCTATCAAGAAATTCATATCCCTGTTGGTAAATTTTGTCACCATCTGAATAAGCCATCATTGTTGAATACTGAGTCGGTGTAGTTGATGGCATAGCTATATTTGTACTACCTCTAAGTAAATTAATATGAATTACAGGATTATATGCACTTGAAAGGCAGAGTGAAAACCTAACTAGAACTTTATTACTGTTAGAACTAGGTGTAATCGTTGCTGACATTCCCGGTAAATCAACAAAACTGTTTGAAGTTACTGATGCAGCATCATTTTTAAATGTTTGAATAACTTGAAGAATTTTACCAGCAGTTGCTGTAGTAGCTAACGTGCTGCTACCAGTTCCCGGTAAAGTTAATTCAAATGCACTGTTGCTCGTTGTACTAGCTGGTGCCTTGATAGCAACCGTACCTCCACCGCTGTCTGCGGTTAATTTTAATTGACTCATGATGGAACCTCTAGAATTGTTATATTTATTGAACCACCATTACTAAAGTAGTTAATACCGTAGCTCGGTGCAGAACTCCAGCCATATACTCTTATACCTAAAGATGTAATACTACTTGCAGTAGGTTCATAAAGCAGATGTGTACCCATTGAACGTTGGGTTTGCATACTTTGTGAGTACCCAGTAACTGCAGCTTTTTCACCTATATCTGCATAAGTTCCACTATTTTCAGATGAAAATAATCTAAATCCCATTTGAGATGATTGGTTATTAATTATATGACCAGCAGTAAAAATTAATAAAAAATTACTAGTAGCGTCTACAGGCGTTATTGTTGCTTGGCATCCTAAATAAGCGTAAGAACCAGCTGTTCCAGTAGTACTAGTAGTAACATCACCAGTAATTTGACCTGTTGCAACTTTCCTTATTTGTCCTCCGACACCACTAGCTAAATCAGCACTTTGTATAATCCCATCTGGTAAACCACCAGCTGATATACCGGTCACTGTGCCAGACCCGTTTAATGTTATTGACATAATTTATACGATTGTCCAGTTTTCTCCAGCACCAATAGTTATTACAACTGAATTGTTGATAGTTATAGGTCCGGCTGACATTGCATTTTTGTTGTTTGTAATTGTGTAATTAGTAGTGACTGTTTGTCCGTTCTCATAGAAAATATCATCGCTTCCTCCACCTGTTGCTCCGCCTCCAGCGGCTTCTGCAAACCCAGCTTCTCCATTTGCATCAACTGTTAGTACATGACCTTCTGTAGCTGTACTATCTTTGACTGTAAAATTAAGACCTGGTATTCTGAACTTATCTATAGAACTATTACCTAAAGTAATTTCGTTAGAAACAGTTTTACTACTTGAAGCGGCAGATTTTCCTATGATTATATTATTCGATCCAGTAGTTAATCCAGTGGCTCCACTAGCCGCACCACCTTCATATCCAATACAAATATTATTAGATCCAGTTGTAATAAATTGCCCAGCAGCCGATCCCAAATATACGTTGTTATCTCCAGTAGTTAGGTTCAGACCCGAGTAGTATCCTACTGCTGTATTTCTAATTGCACTAACAGCATAGTATAAACTGTCTTGACCAATTGCAACTGTAAGACTAGGTGATGTGGTTGAATATGCAGCATTTTTACCAATAACTACATAATTACTTCCAGTAGTGATAGCTTGACCAGCATTACGCCCTATACAAACTCCGTCATCTCCAGTAGTTATTGCTGTACCAGCATTAAATCCTAGTAAAGTATTACCAGCAGCATTAGTACCATCAAAACTATCTCCAGCGTTAGTACCACCTACAGTATTTTCTTGTGCGTCTGAACTTAATCCACCGCCTGCTGCTGCTGCGAATCCAGCTTCTCCATTGGCATCGACGGTTAAAACGTAATTTTCTGTAGCTGTACTATCTTTAACTACAAAGTTAAGACCCGGAACTCTGAATTTTGTAATATCAGTATCACCAATAGTAACTTCGTTAGAAACAGTTGCTGAACTAGCTGCTGCATCGTGTCCAATAAGAATATTATTTGAACCAGTAGTAAGATCGTTTGTTCCTGAATTACCAGCATCAGTTCCAATGAAAGTGTTATTACTTCCAGTGGTTATATCTCTACCAGCTTGCTTGCCAAGAGTTGTATTGCCACTTCCTGTGGTGTTTGCATATAACGCAAGCATCCCTACACTAGTATTATCACTTGCTGTTGTACTGTTATAAGCACACGCAGATCCAACGTAAGTATTATTACCTCCAGAAGTTGTACTAAGTGCCACATTAGCTCCTACAGCAGTATTCTGACCACCTGTTGCCACTGTGAGAGCAGTAGCTCCAATTGCTGTATTATTAGCACCGTTGTAGTTAGTTTTTAAAGCACCATGTCCTACTGCCGTTGATCTCGTACCAGCATAATCTTTACCAGCGTGATAACCAAAGAAGGCATTATATCCTACCATCGATCCACTTACAGAACTGCCTGCACTTGTTCCTCCAAGTGTATTCTGTTGCGAGTCAGAATCTAAACCACCTCCAGCAGCGGCTTCCCATCCAGCTTCTCCGTTAGCATCTACAGTTAAGACATAATCCTCGGTAGCTGTAGTATCTTTAACAGTAAAGTTGATACCCGGAATCCTGAACTTATTTACATCTGAGTTACCTAAAGTAATTTCGTTTGATACGGATGCTGAACTTGATGTAGCTTGGTAACCTAACATGGTATTATTATTACCAGTTAATGTTGTTACAAACGCAGTGTAACGACCAACAGCAGTATTTCGGTCGCCAGTAGTAACAAACGATCCACTATCGTTACCAACAAAAACATTACTCGTACCAGTTGTAATTCTTCCGCCTGCGTAAAAGCCTATTCCTGTGTTGTGACCTCCTGTAGTACAAGCTTGTAAAGCATAATATCCAACTCCAGTTTGTTCATAACCAGTGGTATTAGATTTCATAGCTTCGTAGCCAACAGCAACGTTCCAACCACCAACAAATTGATATGAACCTCCCGCATCTGAATTTTGTAATGCCCTATATCCAACACCTACGTTTTTGTAAGAAGTAATAGTATTCTTTCCAGCTTCAAAACCTAGATATGTATGTCCATAACCTTCAGTTAGATTAGCTCCAGCAGAGTGACCGACTGCTACATTTTCATCTGCCGTAGTAAGGTCAGTACCGGCATCAAATCCAATTAAAGTATTTTTTAAACCTTGACCAGAAGTGATAGCATCTCCAGCATTAGTCCCACCGATAGTATTACCATCAGAGTCAGAACTTAATCCTCCACCTCCACCTCCAATCTCTACAACTGACCCACCGTCTGTTTGCGTAAATAAACCGCCGTCAGTGGTATTAATAGCTAACTCACCAACAGCGACATTAGAAGCACTAGGATCGCTAGTACCTCTTTTGTGCTTGAGAGTTGCCATTAATAAGTACCACCATCTATGCTTCCAACAGTTAATAATCCTGTGCTTGGGTTATAAGCAAGTCCTGTATCTGTTTCAATACCTTGCCCACCTGTAGCACCATCAACAAAAGTTAAATAAACAGTCTCGTTAGTAGAGTTGTTTGCTGAAGCAGTGACTTGTGTAGCTGTAGCGGCTGTCGTAGCATTTGTAGCTGTAGCAGCGTTACCTGAACATGCAGCAGATGTTCCAGAACTTGTGATATATCCAGCACCATTAGTAATGGCATTGTTGTTTAGTGATATATTTGCCGAACCGTTAAAAGATACACCAGCAATAGTACGAGCTGTAGCTAAAATAGTAGCTGTCCCAGCATTACCTGATGTACTACCACTTCCTGTTATGTATCCAGCTCCATTAGTTATTGCGTTGTTATTAAGAGATATGTTTGCTGATCCATCAAAACTAACCCCTGCAATTGTTCTTGGTGTTGTTAATGTTGCAGCAGATCCAGTCGTGTTTTGATTTAGTGTTGGAATACGTGCTGCTGAAACTGTGCCAGAAGTTAAAAGTGCTGCGGAATGATTTGGTAATCTTCCAGTAGGTAAAGTTCCACTAGATATATTACTTGCGTTTGTAGTATCAGTAGTTAAAGAAAATGTTGTACCAGATAAAGTTATTCCTGATCCAGCAGAGTAAGTTGTATTAGTGTTAGATACTGTATTAGTGAAGGTTATTTTATCACCTGATCTAGCAACTGATAAGCCAGTACCAGCTTCTAAAACTACATCATCTGTAGCTCCACCACTACTTGTTAATCTTATTTTCTCTTCGTCAGTATTATCACCATCTACACAAGATACAGAGTAAGTTGTGTCACTAACAGAAACTGTTTGCCAAGATCCATCACCTCTTAAATAAGTAGAACCAGATGGTGAACCACTGGCGTTTATCATCGCCATGTCTACAGCACCACTTGCAATAGTTGCTGCAATAGTTGCATCAGCAGAACCATTAAAAGATGCAGAACCTGTTACATCACCACTTAAACCTATCGATCTAGATGTACTTAATGTATCTGCGCTACCGCTTATATTAGCTTGTATCACTCCTTGAGTAATAGTTAAATCACCTGTGGAGTCCGCTGTAGCTGTTGTAGTACCAAGTATAAACTTATCTGCACTTTCATCCCAACCAATAAATGCATTATTACCAGTTGAACCTCTTTCAATTAATATACCGCAGTCGTTACCGTTACTTCCAGCCCCACTATTTAATTCAAGTATATTATCGCTTACTGTTGTGTTAGTACTATTTACTGTTGTGGTAGTTCCATTAACAGTTAAATTTCCTGTAACTACAACATTATTACTAAAAGTTTTATCACCAGCTACTGATTGTGCGCCTTCTAATGCCATAAAAGCACCAGAACCACCAATTTTTATAACCCCTGCGGCATTGCTTCCGCTAATACCTTCTCCGTAATAAAGAATATCATTACCTTCAGCAAACGCTAATTCTGCATTAGCTAAACTTGAACTGCTAGGTGCATTAGAAGTTTGAGTTCTTTTTATTCTTAGTTGTGCCATTTATCAATAGGATCCTCCATCCACAATTGTTGTTTTAGTTGTTGTTGCATCAGCTTTAAATGCGCTGCTTGCGTTGTCGTAATAAACGATTGAACCATCTACTTTTGCGGAATCACTTACAGTAAAAGAACTGGTATTAGTATTTGTACTTGTACTATTAGAAATTAAAGGGTTATTGCTATCAGCAGCTTCTTGTGCAAAGAAAAGAGCTTGGTCAACATTGTTGTTTAAGTCTCGTGCTCTAAATGCAGATCCTGATGCAAATACAGCTTTGGCTGTATCCATATCTGTTTGCCTAAAAAATAAAATCTTTACATTATTTTTAGGCGCACCATTAGTTTCTTGTGTTTCAGTTTCAAAAGTAGTTGGTGAACTTCCAAGAGCGTTAAACTGGATGGAGTCGGCTGTTGGGAATGTATATTTAGTTGTTGTTAAAGTTGTCCCATTTAGGGAAACTTTTATATCTTCAGTTTTTAAATAAGGGAAGCTAAAAGTTAATTGAGCAGCACCAGCTACTCCTTTCGAGCCATCCCCTGTATATTCTTTTGTAGTTGTAGCCATCTCCTTTTATTCATACGATTGTGTAGTACTCTCCTGTGCCTATTTCTACAGTGACACCGCTGGCTATAGTTATTGGACCCGCACTAAATGCGTTTTTATTATCACTGACCGTATAGTTTGAAGTTATTGTTTGATTGTTTTCATAAACACAACCATTAGCTGTTGTAGCTTCAGTTAATATTCCTGTTAAATTTGCACCACTTACTGCTGGTAACGAAGCCGGGAATCTAGCATCTGGAATTGTACCTGATGCAAGGTTACTTGCACTTAAAGCTGTAAGATCTTTTGCTGTGTTAGCTGCTATAGCTGTGTTGATAGAGTTAGCTAATTTATCAGCGGTAACTGCATCATCAGCTATCTTTGCTGTTGTCACACTGTTACTAGCCAACATACTGTTTTCTACAGCACTACTATTGATTGTCCAATTGTTAGCTAAATTTACAGTTAAGTCACCTTTATCTCCACCAGTAAGAGCTAATCCTAAACCACCCGCACCAAGAGTTGATATCTCTTCTAATGAATATAATGCTTGTAAAGTATTATTATTTAAACTTTTGGCAGTGATTGCTGAACCAGCACTATAAGTGGCTTTAGGTGCAGTTACGTCTGTTGATCTATATATTCTTACATTATTAGTAACACTTGCTGGAGCACTTGTGAAAATGACAACAGTACCATTAATGCTGTAATTAGATGGTGTGTTTTGTACAACACTATTAACAGACACTTTTACATCGGTGGATAATAAAAAAGGGAATGTAATATTAAATCTTACTTGTGATCCATCCCCTGTATAAATTACTTCTGTTGCCATTTATTTGTACATGTTTAATAGTTCACTTTGCCCTGTTCCAAACTCTGTAGTTCTGTTAAGAGATTGAATCATTTCTATTTGCTTCTGTTTCTCTTCATCTATTAATGCTTTTATTTGTGGATCTTTACTAATCTTTGCCCATGCTAATTTTTTAGCTTCGTCAAATAAACTTTTAATTTTCTTGTTATGGAAATAAGAAAGCATAGGATCTTTTTCTCTTAAACCACCATTAAGATCAGCATTCATTTCTCTCATGGAATTTAAGATCTTAGGATCTTTAGCAAGTCTGTCTAACTTAGCTTCTATATTCTGATCTCCTATTGCCTTTTGATATGCAGATCTAATTACAGGTAAATCACTTAAATCTAATGAACCATCTGGGGCTGCATAGGTTGAAGTTCTTAAATCATATTTACTTTCAAACAATAATTTTCTTCCAGCACCTTGATCTAAATTAATTGCAAAAGGCATAAACATATTAAACATACGAGTAGGAAAATCCCAGTCTCTTATAGGTTTACCGTTGAGCATGTCGTACTTAGTAGGAAGACCACCATTGGGATCTAATCCTTCAGTTATTAGGTTTCTATTTCTAATAGCATCTTGCCAACCACTATTTAATTCCTTCATGTGTGGGTTAAATAGTTTACCTAATTCATTTCTTAGAGATGACAAAGGTACTTGGTTGTTAATAAGACTTGCAACTATCTTTTCTTGTGAGCCTTGTTGTTCAGGTGCAAATAGTTCAACAAACTGTTGTATTCCAGCTAAATAAGATTTACTTGTTATTCCTTGAGCTATAACCATCGCCGTCTTTTGGAACTGTTGTTCAGTCCACTGCTCACCCATTAACTGACTATGGTCTCCTATATCAGCAACACTTGAAAGTATTAAATTAAATGGTTCAAAAGCATCATATCCAATTTGTACTTCACCAAGAGTAACTGTTCTAGGTTTCCAGCCACCGTCTATCCATGTCTGTCTCATCCTACGATCTGTAGGACCATTACCTTGTAAACGTCCACTTGTGTAAGCTTGAATAGCTAGACCCAGTACACCAGTACCTATAGCTAATCTTCCAGTTTGAAGTGCTTTAGCATTAGCTAATTCGTCTGCTGTTTCAATACCATATTTCAGTACACCTCTAAGATCATCTGGTTTAGCAAAAGCTATATCATTAAACTCTTTAACTAAGAAATTAAATCCTGGCGTATGTTTTGCTGTTAGTGCTATTCCGTTTACACCTGTTCTTGCAAACAAGAAAAATGGTTTAGCCCATGGAGCTGATTCAAAAACATTATTTAAACCTTTTGCAAATCCAGTAAGGTCTGTTGTTAAAGTAGCTTCTTTCTTTGCATATAAAGTTGCAGCGTCAGTGATGTTTCCATCAGGGTCCATTATTGTACTTAAGAACCTATTCTCTGCATTCTTCAACATATCTGGAGTTACTTCATAATCTAGACCAAACTGGTCCATCGCTTGACGCATAGCTTTTTCTTTAGCTTTAGCTCTTGCCATGATGTAACCAAAAGCATCGTCAGTAGCTGCCATTATTTTTGTTGAGTAGGTTAAGAACTTATTGTCATTCATAGCTCTTGCTGAGTTAGCGGTATAGAAAGCAAACTTATCTCCTAAATTAGCTTCACCACTATTTTCAACCCAGTTACCTAAAACTTGCCAAGTTTCATCACGTTTAGTAGTTTCGTTAAATCTTGATTTAATTGTTGAAACATCTCCTGACCAGTAAGAATTAAGATTCCTTTTAAATAATTTGAAAGATTCTGGTATTGCTTCAAACATTGCATTCATAGATGCTAATGCAGCTCTACGTGTAGCAACATTACCTCTTAAAGTTGCACCTAAATATGTAGCCATAGGACGCATGAAGGTAGCTGAACTTGTACCCATGATTGCTCTAGCAGATGTTTTAGGTCCACTAAGAACACTGTTAACCATTACTGCCTGTAATTCTTTTACAAGTAATCCTGATTTAGTCTTACCGTCAAAACCACCAGCTGAAAGAGTCTTTCTAGCCCAAGCATCAAAGTCAGTAAGGTTGTGTATATCATCAGACATAGAAACAACTTCGTGAATAGCACGGAATAAACTATCGTCTGCGTCATCGCCAGCTATTTTCATAGCTAAACCCATTGCATCTTTTACTTGAACTACGTAATCATTTACTTCACGTCTAATCTGTCTTGCACCTAGTCCTCTAAATTCATCTGAAAGAGTCATTTTAGATAGTTTAATTTGTGTTAAACCAGCAATGATCTTTTCATACATAGCTTTAGCTGGACCATCAACATCTCCTACATCAGCTATCTCAAACAATTCTCTACCAGCTACTCCCATATCTCTGATCTCTCTCATAAGAGAACCAACAACTAGGTCAGCTGCCACGACATTTCTACCTTTCCAGACATTCTTACCATCTATGAGGTTCATATCTAGATCAAATTCTTGCCAAAACTCATCACTTGTTAGGTCAGTAGTATTTCTACCTTCCATCATTTCTCTAGCTTTATTAGCTGCATAACCATATTTCTCAGCAAGAGATGTGCCTTGTTTTTTAGCAGCTTTAATTTCAGCTTGGATTCTTGCATCAGACATAAAGTCTTCAAGAACTCTAGCTACTTCTTTCTCTGCCATCTCTGCACTCATTGCAGTTCTTTCAAGCTGGACTGGTGTATGTAAAGAATCAGTAGAACCATGTTGGGAACCCCAATCAGTTTCTATTCTTCTTCTTTGCGTAGCTACGTCATAAGCTTTACCAGTAGATGTAGGGGCTGCTTGCCAAGAGTCTGCTAGTGGTTTGTTTTTATAACCACCAAACTTTCCTCTTTTAGATACGGCTTGTAATTGAGCTTTCTCTGTTATCTGTGCATTAACATTCTGTTCTCTAGCAAAAGCCCTTTGTACAGCATCTTGAGTACCATCTTCTACAACCGCGCCAGTAGGTAACTGATTAGATTCAGGTATTATTTTTCCGTTACGACCTCTTATCTTCTTAACACCTTTACCTAACACGATACTGACACCATCAAATACAGCACCAATACCCATACCTTCTACAACATTTTTCAATGTTTTCATAGCAGGGTGGTCTTCTTCTTTAGTAGATAGAGGTGTATCTATAAAGTTAAAACGATCTCTAAGTACCGCTAAACCATTATCTTCTTGTGAATATTTTGAAACGACATCAGATGCAGCTCCAATAAGCGCACCTTTCCCTATGGAACCTAGACCAGCAGTAAGGGCAGCTACACCAGTTGCCTTAGCAACAGGAATAATAGCAGCAGCCATAGTACCGAAATGGACAAGTCCACGAATAGCACTTCCCCACCAAGTCTTAGTTTCTATTGGGTTTGAATCATCTACAAACCAGTCGTCCCATTCAGCTCCATAACCTTCTTCAGTAGCTTGTTCTTCTACCATTTCTCCGCTGAACATATCAATGGCTCTTTCAGGTAAGGTTACAGCAGAAGAAAGTGTATCTTGTACACCTCCTTTAACAGCTGATCCAAACTCTTTAACAGCACCACGAAAACCTCCTCCACCTTCTTTGTTTCTGGGATCTTCTTTGCCAGCTAAAGTTTGTTCTTCTTGTTTTTGTTGTTCAACAGCTTGTTGCTCCCTTAGAAGTCGCTGTTGCTCTTGTTCTTCTATGTATTGACTGGTCTCAGCAGCAGCATCAAGTGCATCTTGGACATCAATACTATTAGGATCGAATCCTGAGTACATTTGATTACCTTAGTAATTTAAAATTTTCTTCTAACTAAATCTTTATCTAGATATTCTTCTATGTTTCCTATATATGGTTGCTTGGGTTTCCCCTTCTCATAACCAACAAAAATGACACCTGTCTGCTTCCACTGGTCACCATCCCAAACTATGTAAGTTCCATCATCAAGTGTTTGATAATCCCCAGTTTCTGGTTTCATTTCCCCAAGTTGAGGAGTTACATAACCAGCATCTTTAAGTTGTTGGGTAAGTGTTTCTTCTAATAAAAACTCAACATCGTCATAAGTAATATCTCCATCTTTCTGATACTCTTCAAGCAAAGCACGAGCTACACGCCCATGTGTTGGGTGATGTTTTAATAGCTTTTGTACGTTTGGTTCTAATTTCTCTACTTCTTTAGTAATAGGATCTTTCTCAACTTTATTTCCAGCAGCTTCCATTTGAGAATACATCAAATCATGTGGTGACATTGTTGGGTATTTGTTTGCAATGTCTTTATACATTTTTGGAATAGTATTTGGATTTGCAATTGCTTCTTGTAAAGCTTCTTGAGTTCCAGGAATTACAGCAGTAGTAATAATATTTTTATCTGCGGCAATAGATGAATGTGCCATTTCTATATTTAATGCATATCTATTTAATGGATCAATAGCTCTTTCAGCATCATGGTCTCCATTAAATACTTCTGCTTTTACATCTGCTAAAGCTCTATCATGTATTTTTAATGGGGTGCTTTCCTTATCGCTGTAATATTCATATCGTTCTAGATATCTAAGTTTTGCATTATCTCTAGTTATTTTCCATTGATCTGATTTGTCCTTACTAGCTGTGGTTTCTTTTAACCATTTACTTGTAATAGTATCAATTCTTCCATCAGCCATTGTTTTAATATCTTGAGGTATTGCCCATTGGTCACTACTTTCCTGTAAAGGTCTCCAAACTCTAATTTTATTTGGATCACGTAACCCTATTAAATCTTCCTCATAGATTGGTATCTTGTTTGCATACTTATATTCCAATCTATCAACTACACTTTCTTCTACTCCATCTTCTACAGACAAAGCTGTTTTATATGATTCAGGTAATGGATGAACACTTGTAGCTCGCCACTTAGCTATTTTTTCTTTAATCTCGTCTTCAGTAAATCTTCTTTTTTCATTCTTTAATAATTCTGCTTCTTCACGTTTAAAAGCTATATCAGCTAAATCGGAATCAAGTTTTATTTTAGCTTCATTCTTTTCTACAATTTTTATTTTAAAAGCTTCGACTTGATCTAAGATTTCATCTACTTCTTGATTCTTCATTATTTGTTTTAGTGAAGTAAGCTTTCCAGTAGTTTTACTTTTAGTTAATTCATCTAATAACATCTCTGTTTTTTCAGGAGGGATGTCTCCATCTTGATTACCTTTTAAGAAATGTTGGAGAGTAAATACAGTTGCACCTTTTAAATCATCTTTAAACGCACCTCTATTTTCTTCTTTAAATTGAGATATTTCGGCTAGGAAAGTATCTGAACCACTTCGTGATATCTGGGTCAATCTGCCAGTCATCTTGTTAAAACGCTCTTCAGTAATCTTTGCTTGGATTTGCTCTTGACCTTGTTTAGTTATGTTTCCAAAAAAAAGGTTTTCTTTATTTTCTACAAATTTTTTGTAAAGTCTGTCAGGAATATTATCTTTACGTACCCCTGTTAACCTTAGTTTAAATTCTTCAATAACTGATCGTTTAGCTTGTAATGTCTTAGCTGCATTATATTTTTTATCAAACCCACCACTTGTCCACCATGTAGGTATTTTATCAAGATACGCTACAGAAAGATCTCTTGCATTAATTACTTGATGACCTACTCCGAACTTTTGTTGTTCCGCAATATCAGTATCATCATTTTCTAAAGCTGTTCTTTCAATTTTAGTTTCAAGCTGATAAGCTTCAGTACCTGTTTGAAACGCATCGTCTGTTTCTTTCTGATATTCGTCATCAATTTGAGATAAAGAAGCTGATGATGCACCTTTAGATTCTGCTTCTAACCATTTTTTAGCTTGTGTTTCTCTAACAGTCTTAGCAGCTGTAGTAGACAAATTAATTATCTTTTCAAATATTTGTAGTGGAACAGCAGCATTTTGTTCTCTACGCCTATCATTGTCCCGCTCCATTGCTTCTTGC